GTCCGTAACAAGCATTCCTGTATCTTATGGTCCAACTGATTTATTAAAGATTACAGTTACAATGAATTATGATCGTTATGTTTATGGAAAAGAAGTATCAAAATCACCACTATCTCCAGAACAGCAAAGAGAACTTGAAGGAGCACTTATTTCAGATAAAATAGTTGAACTTCAAAATAATCCAAATTACTCCGGTCCAGGAAGTTTTATTAGAGATGCATCTGGTAGAATCGTTGGAGTAAGGGAATAAATAACTACAACTGAATTTCTATAGGTCATTATGCCTTTACCAAAGATCTCTACACCAACGTATGAGTTGGAATTGCCCTCTACTGGAAAGAAAATTAGATACAGACCATTTCTAGTGAGAGAAGAAAAGATTCTTATTATGGCATTGGAATCTGAAGATACGAAACAGATTTCAAATGCGATTGTTCAGATTCTTTCTGATTGTATTGCCACAAAAACAGTAAAAGTTTCTGAACTTTCAACATTTGATATTGAATATTTGTTCCTGAACGTCCGTGCCAAATCTGTTGGTGAAACTGTTGAGGTCAATGTGACTTGCCCAGATGATGGTGAGACTCAAGTTCAAATGGAAATTAACATTGATGATATTAAAGTACAGAAGGATCCAAATCATTCAAATATTGTGAAAATTGATGATAGACTTTCAATGAAATTAAAGTATCCATCACTAGAACAATTTGTTGAAAATAACTTTGAAGTTAATGAGACTGACTCTGATGTAAACAAGTCACTTTCAATGATTACATCTTGTATTGATATGGTTTATGATGAAGAAGAATCTTGGAGTGCTGCTGACTGTACTAAAAAAGAACTTGAAGAGTTCGTGGAGCAAATGAACACAAAACAATTCAAAGAAATTGAAAACTTTTTTGTGACGATGCCTAAACTTTCCCATACAATCAAAGTTAAGAATCCAAATACAAAAATTGAAAGTGATATTGTCCTGGAGGGTCTTGCGAGTTTTTTCACTTGAGTATGGCTCATACAAGTCTTGAGTCATACTATCAAACAAACTTTGCCTTGATGCAGCATCATAAATATTCATTGACTGAACTTGAGAATATGATGCCTTGGGAACGTGAAGTTTATGTCAGCCTACTTCAAAGTCACATAGAAGAAGAAAACTTAAAGGCACAACAGAGTGGAATTTGATAGTCCGATTTATAAGGCACCATCACTACCAAAGATTAGTAGAAGAAATATTTCTTCTCCCATAATTCGTGGTGCTCAATCTGTTGCTGCTCCAAGATTGAGAAAATCATCTTTTAGTTTTATAAAACCAAGAATTCAGACTCCTACACTAACTTCTCAAGTTGAAACTTCATCAGAATCAGAGACAATTTCTGGAAATAAGGTATATGAAACTCTTGTAGAAACAAATAAAATTCTTGTAGAAATTCAAAAGCAATTGGCATTAGATTTTGCTTCAAGAATTGTAGAGAGAAAAGATATAATTCGCGGTAAAAAGAGAAAAGCAGAAAAAGAAAAAATAACTAGGAAAGAACAATCTATTGAATCTTTGAATAAGTTTGGTAGTGGAGTTGGTAATTTTTTTGATAAAGTAACTGCCCCCGCTAAAAGCATATTTCAGAAGTTATTAGATTTTTTTGGTATAATTGTAACTGGATTGGTTGTTAATAATGCTTTTAATTGGTTGTCTGATAAAAATAATCAAAAGAAACTATCAGAGACTCTTGGTTTTGTAGGGAAATATTGGAAAGAAATTTTTGGAGTTTTGATAGGACTCCAATTAGTTTCTACTATTGCTAGTTTGTTAACTGCTATTCAATTAGTATCGGCAGTTTTATTAAGTTCCGCGTTTCTTAATGCTGCTGGAATTGTAGCAGCTATCGCAGCACAAAATTATATAAATCAAAAAGAAAAAGAAATTTTTAATAAAGCATCTGAAAAAGAAGCAGCAAGAAGAGGTATAAAAAAAGAAGAAGTAATTCAAGAATATGAAAGAACGAGAAATAATCCATTTTTAAAATTTATTAGAGATGTTGCTGAAGCACAACAAGCGGGTGGTGCTGGACCATTAGTTCCAACAACAAGATCTAAAGGTGGAACTATACCTAATTTATCTTCATATAATTTTAAAACAAGTATAGTAAAACAATATCAAAATATAACTCAAAAGTTCTCTGAAGGTGGAACAGTTGGTGGAGCAGGATCTGGATTGGTTGATAGTGTCCGAACAATGCTCGCTCCTGGTGAGGAAGTCATTCGCACATCAGCAGCAATGATGTTTAGACCATTGTTGAAGGACATTAATAATAATGCTGGAAGAATGTGGATTACATTCAGTAATGCTATCCGCAATATGATTTCTTATAATGAAACTATGCGTTATGCTTTAGATGAATTGAGTAGAAATCTAGAGACTTTTAAAAAGCAATTAGATGATTTTGTCAATCAGGAAAAACTTGAAAAGTCTAAAAAAGCAGGTGGTGGCGGATATGGATTAAGAACGCCATCAAAAGATTCTATTACAACATTAGTTTTACCTACCACTATAATTCATTCTGATCTCAAAAAACCAACGAGACCAGCAACTAGAACGACGATTCCAATTACATTACCAACAAAAACTGCTAATTATAAAATGCCAGCAATTGATGGTGGTATGGCAACTGATGAACCAGATATTTCAAGTGTAAATCTAGCAAATGACTATATGATGCTCACACCAAGAATGTATGGAATTTTTGTATAAGATATGGAACAAGTACAACTACAAAAATTAAAAATCAATGCTACGAATATAAAAAATACCTTAGTTAATTATAATAAGCAAGCGATTAAATTGAGGAAGGATGAATTTCGTTTTTCTTTTAATGAGGATAAAGAGAAGAAATTGAGAAAAAAGGAGGAAAAAATAGAGGGTAAAGATATTGTTCAACAACCTCTTGAAAAAATAAAATCTAAACTGCTTTCTGGACCACTGGGTTTCTTTGACAAGGTTAAAGAGTTTTTTGGTATTGTATTTTTGGGATTGGTGATTAATAATCTTCCACAAATTATTAATAAAGTTACTGAAGTGGGAGAAACACTCATAAATGTTGCAAATTCAATTATTAAAGTAGTTGAGGCGACAGTAAATGGTGTCAATGGATTTATAAGTATTATTCAGAGTTTTCCCGAAATAACAAAAAGAAAACTTATAGAGGAAAAAGATAAATTAGAAAAATTTATTCTTGAACTTGACAAAATTATTGATCCAATGAATCTTGAGTATACTAAACTTGATAAAGACCTTAACTCTAAATCTACCAATTCTAAACCAGAAGATAATTCTCCGACAAAAAATCCAGATGAGTCACAGGATACTCAAAAAAAATCTAGAGGTGGAACGGTAAGAAAACCAAGTGGATCAAAACCAGCAAAAAAACAAACCACAAAAAGTACAACTACTGGGACATTCAGGGGAGCCACTCCAAGCCCAATGGGAAGAAAAGCAATTGAAAGCACTAATGCTTTTGGCACATTTGCGACTGTTACCGAACAACTTAAAGAACATTCAATTCTTCTTGATGGTAAAGGAGGTGTCAATGAAAACTTCACTGACGTTAATGAAAGTTTTAATCAATTTTTAATTAATTTAAAAGATAGAGAAGACAAAGATAAGAAACCTCCAACTTCAAAAATACCATCTAGTGCTAGAAGAACTCCACCTTCACCAACATCTGGTGGAGTAAATGCCCCAAGTGGTGTTAAAGTTGATCCTACCGATATACTCGGAGCGATTGGAAGCACGGGTTATTCTACGGGACCACATTTACACATTGAAACAGGAGATGGCCGTGGCGGTGCTGGTGGAACAATTCCAAAAAATGTTCTTGATAATGTTTTTATTGGTGGAGTTCCTTTGAGCAAATTATCACAAGGAGATGGTCTTGGCGCTGGAAGAGGTCATAAAGGATTTGATTATTCGGCAAATACAGGATCTCCAATTAGTATTGGATCAAATCTAAAATTTATAGAGTATGATGAAGGATACAACGGGGGATATGGAAATAGTCTAATTATTATTGATGAAAGTGGAAATAAGTATTTGTTAGGGCACTTAAGTAGTGGACCCACACCAAGTGCCCTTAAAAAAATAAAAGATAAACAAAAACAAGTAAAACCATTACAAACGAGTACAAAAATCGGAACAAATCCAGAAGACTCTTTGTTGGCAATGGGGGGTGGAGTTGATTTTCTCATTACACAAATTATAGAAAAACCAGTTCCATTTCCAATGCCAGTACAAGTAAATAGTAATAGTGAATCATCAAACAATTTTATACCAGAAATCAATCCTTTACTTTTATCTTAAAATAAATGTCAGCATCAGTATCCTCTTTATACGAACACTTATTCATTGACCGAAATGGAAAGAGAGTAGATCTTGCTGGCAAAACGATTTCATTTAAGTATTATGAAAGTCTTTTTTCTCCTGTTGTAACTGCCAACATGGTATTAGTTGACACTGGTAGTTCACCAGTTCCGACTGATAGAGCACAAGACAGTCAAGGTAGGGTTGGATCAATTGTCAACTCACTACCAATTACTGGAAATGAAAATGTTGAATTTAAGATTAGATCTAAACAAGGCACTCTAGACTTTGAATTAAATCCATTGGTTGTTAATGGAGCTCCAGTTGCCGCACAAGAAGCAAATAGAGAAGCATTTGCGATTGCCTTAACATCAAGATTATCAGTACTAAATGAAAAATCTATTGTATACAGAAAGTACACTGGTAAAATATCCGATAGTGTTAGAAGTATTCTGGAGCAAAACTTAAAAATTAAAAAGAATAAAATTTTTATTGATGACACAAAAATACCATATAACTTTAATGGTAGTGGTAAAGATGCCTTTAAAGTTGTTTTGGAATTGGCATCAAAATCTATTCCAGCAGATGGTAAAGATCCTGGTTATTTCTTTTATGAAACCGCTGATGGAGTCAACTTTAAATCAATAACAAAATTGATCTCGCAGGCTCCAAAGGCAACTTATGTAAGAAATTCAGTATTAAGAGCAGATGATGATAATGATTTTAAAATTCTTTCTCTAAAACCATTTAAGAATCAAAATACTATAAATGCTTTGAGATCTGGGGTCTATGCCTCTAAAAATATATTCTTTAATCCATACAATTATGAGTATAGTGAAAAAATTGTAAAATTGAGTGATCAAAAACTGGAAACATATCTTGGAAAGCAAGTAGACATTCCAGTGGATCTTGATAATTTCACAAGAATACATTATCATATTTTAGATGTTGGTAGTATGGACTCTGAAATTAGTATTAATGTGAATAATGATCCTAGAGAGTGGCAAGCAAGATCCTCAATGAGATATAATCTTCTGTTCACTCAAGGTTTAAATATAGTAGTACCTTGTAATCCGCAATTAAAAGCGGGTGATGTTGTAAATTGTTTCTTTGAGAAGGTTACGGTAGAAAATAAAAACCTAGGGGCATTTGATGAGCACCAAAGTGGTAAATATCTAATAGCACATTTGTGTCATAGTTTTGATCCAAAGAGATCATTTACATCATTAACTTTAGTGAGAGACACTTACGGATTGTATAAGAAGTAAAATGGCAATAGACAACATAGGATTTTTTGGTAAGAATTCATCTTCTTTTTGGACTGGAATTATAGTCCCATTTAATTCCCAAAAGGAACAAGTATCTGGTTTTGGTTGGGGATGGAGATATAAAGTTCGTATTATGGGATACTATCCCAACAGTGATGAAGTTACTGATGAAAATACAGTTTATGCCATATCTTTACTTTCGGCATCTGATGGTACAGGTGGCGGTGGTAGATATAGATCGGCAAGATATTCTCAAGGTGATGTAGTATTTGGAATTTACATGGGAGCAAACGCAGAAATCCCATTAATCATTGGTGCCTTTCCAAGAACATCTGGTATTAAGTACGGTGGATCTGGAAAGTTTGATCCAAAGTCTGGATTTACCAATACTCTAAAACCAGGATTGCTTAAGAATCAAGAGGCAAACGAGAATGACGGTCCAAGCACTCCACAATTAAAACCACAGACAAATAATAACGGAACCAATCAGCAAAGACAAACTCCAAAGGAACAGTTACAAAAACAGATGGGAATAGATCCCAAAACAGAAAACAAAGTCGCAGCAGTCACACCTCCACCAACACCAATAAAAAATTCAGTTTCGGCATCACTTTACAATCGTTTGAATAATTCTGATCCACCAATGCTTCAAACTGGAACAACTCGCACTGGAAGTCCAACTTTTACACCACCAGATGGAAAGTTATATAATGATAAAGGATATAGGTGGAATGGAGTTGGGTATTATTCGGCAGGACAAGAACTTCAACCTGCCGATGCCAGAACGGGTGGAACAAAATTTGATAAACCAGTTACATATGATCCTGCAAAAGCAAAGATATACAATCCCGCTGCCGAATTACCTACTCCGACAGAAACTGGAAATCTTTGGTGAGTAATAAATATCAGAACAAGGAGGTAACAGTATAATGGCAGATTTCGTAAAAGGTCAGGCAACTTATTATGGTCCTGGTTTTCAGGGCAATAGAACTTCACAAGGTGATCGTTTCAATACTGAAGAATATAGCGCAGCGATTCAAATAGACATTAGAAATCAGTTTGGTGTTCCGGAAAAAACAAAACAACTTGGATATGCCCGTGTTACAAATCTAGATACAAGAAAATCAATTTTAGTAAAACTCAATGATGTAGGATCACTAAAACCTGGGAGAGTAATTGATTTAAGTCAAGCATCTTTTAGATCATTATCACCAACAGGAACATTGCGTCCTGGTGTTTTAAATAATATTAAAGTAGAATATCTTGGAGAATTTAAAAAAGGAAGTCCTGTTGGACCCACTACAACTCCAAGAAGAACACCAACTCCACCACCTACAACACAAACACCGCAACCAGGACAAGCAGAAACACCGCAACCAGGACAAGCAGAAACACCACAACCAGGACAAGAAGCAACAGAGAGTCCAATACCAAAAGCAGAAGAACTGACAAAAGATCAGATTGAATCTTTTACTCAATTAATAGAAGACAATCCACCAGAGTGGGAAAGTACAATTGATTTTCTTAAAAAACAATATCCAGATCAATTTGGAAGTGTAGAACCATATACAAAGGAAGAGAAGGATAAGTTTTCGGCAGAAGAATTTGTAGCATGGCAACAGAGGCAAGAAGAATGGAAGAGAAGAAAAAAACCAGATGTTGATCCAGCATCAGAAACCACAGGCAATTCTGTTATTCTTGCTGATCCTTGTAAAAATAACTTCTTTGCCCAAGTTGAATCATTCCTCCAAAACTTCTTTAAAAAGATTACAAAAGCTGGTAATTTTGTTCTAAATCTACCTGGAGAAATCAAATCAGTTGTTGATTTGATTGGAACTGCTTCCAAACAGTTTATTGGGCAGATCATGAACACGGTGACAAAAGCACTGGTCAAATGGATTAATGGAGGTCTTGCTGGTATTGCTCAAAAGATCTTTAATGCCATTTCCAATCCAATTGAAGCTTTAGCAAAAGTGATTGGTGTTCAATCAGAGATACTAAATTTCTCCAAGAAATTATTTGACGCAATTAAATGTCTGGTTGCCAAAATATCAGACGCATTGGTTGGTATGATTGAGGATATGATTGTCAGTATGGTCAAGAATGTTCTCAATGTTCCTGTCTGTGCCGTACAAGAATTCATTGGAGCACTTACATCAAAGATTACTGGTCTTATTGATTCTTTCATTGGACCACTTCTTGGACCAATCTCAAAAATTATTGGAGTGGTGTTTAATCTACGAGACGCAATTTTGAAAGGAATTAATACGATTCGTAAGATTGCCAATCTATTCAAATGCGGTGAGAAGAAGAAGTGCCCAACAACTTATAAGTATGTGATTGATAAGGGTGTTCAAAAGGATAAGGACAATACTCAACAGAAAGACTTACTAGATAAGGCACTTGATTATTCACTGTCTGAAGGTGCTGGAAATCTTATTGGTGACTTCCAAAGACAGTATGGAAAATGGTCTATCTTTGGTGAGACCGTTGGTGACTCTGGTTCAGAACTACCACCATGTAATACTGGAAACATCTTTAAGTGTGGAGCGCCTAAAGTTGAATTCTTCGGTGGTGGTGGTGCTGGTGCGTCTGGACAGGTTATTCTTGGCAACTTCATTAATAAGATAGACAAAGATGATATTTTTGGTGGAGTTCAGAAGACCGCAAGTATCATCGGTGTAAACATCACAAGACCTGGAGAAGGATATACAGATGCTCCATTTGTTGCCTTTAGTGATGGGTGTGAGCAGGGATATGGTGCCTATGGTAGAGCAATCATTGATACAAATCAAAATTCACCAACCTATGGTCAGGTGACATCTGTCGTTGTATTCAGTGAAGGTGAAAACTATCCAGCAGAAGCACCAGAAGAATCTTATATTGGTACTGTGGTAATTGAGAATCCTGGTAGTGGATATGCTGATAATGATGTAGTTGAGAATGACGATGTTAAGGTTACATTCAGTGGTGGTAGAGTATCAACAGTTGAGATTAGAAAGCAGAGCACCTATCAGTCCCTGCCAGAACTAAATATTAGGACACTAACTGGTTCTGGAGCAATCCTGCGACCTGTTATGACGACTACACAAAGACCACAAACAGAGGTCGTAAGAGTTATTGATTGTGTATTATGACGCAAGAAGCAAGATCTATAGATGTATTTGGACCAAATCTGTTTCTTGAAACGGGTGGATCTCAAGTAGGAGTTGCTGGAAAAACTTCTTACACTATACAGGCACAAAATGAGTCTGGTATAAAGTATAATCAAGGACTTTATCAGAGTGGTCTTTCTCGTCACTATGCCGAAAAAACACTTCAGGTTGAGTGTGGCGTCAAGAACAGTGAAGGTGATGTGAGTTATATGTTGGTTGCTCATAAGGGCGACCTGGCAATGAATGCCGATACTGGATTTATTAGAATTAAAGGAAAGCAGATTGTTCTTGAAGCTGCTGATGAACTAGTTCTTCAATCTCGTAAGATTCGTATTGGTTATGAAGAAGAAGGAAGAACAAGTCAGATAGACATTATTGGTAATGAGACTAATATTCTTTCTTCGGAAGGTAATATGTCAGACCTTCTGGGAACAAGTAATATTTTTAAGGCATTTGCTGGAAGTTATGTGACCGATAAGGTTACAGATCTCGTCAAGGGTGTTTCTCTAGGACTACTGGGATAAAAATATGGCACTACCATTTGATCAGCAAAAAACACAATCTGGTAATTCTATTTTTGAAAACATATATGCCTATGGAAGTATCGAAACTCCTAAAATTGTAAAATCTGGCGGAACTTCAAGTCAATTCTTAAAAGCAGATGGTTCTATTGACTCTACAACGTATGCTTCCGCAAATACCTTTAATGGAACTCTGAACAACATATTAACACTTAATACTTCTGGGACTGGATTATCTGGTATTGCAACATACAATAATGCTTCCGCAGTTACGTTCACTGTTACAAGCAATGCAACAAGTTCTAACACTGGCGGCGCAATAGTTGCTCGTGATGGATCTGGCAATTTTAGTGCTGGAACTATTACAGCAACAGACTTTAACTCAACATCAGATATCAATCTGAAAACCAATATCAAACCAATTCTTTCACCATTATCCAAGTTACTTCAACTTAATGGTATAACTTTCAACTGGAAAAAAGATAATAGACCTTCTGTTGGTGTAATAGCACAAGAAGTTGAAAAAGTATTTCCAGAACTTGTAAATGAAACTGAAAACTTTAAGACAGTTAATTATGATGGTTTGATTGGATTACTGATAGAAGCAATTAAAGAGCAACAACAGCAAATAGACGAGCTCAAAAAACAGGTCAATAAATAAAAATAAAATGGCATTTCAAATTTCTGGAACCACAATAATTGATAATAACAGAGGTTTAAAGCAATATGGCGATACGTTAAATTCGCTTGGTAACACTGGAACCTCTGCAACTTTAGATTTGTCTCTCGGAAATTTTATAACTGCTACTCTTACAGGTAGTTGCACTTTTTCTTTTTCAAATCCTACTACCAATGCTTTTGCTTTTACTTTAGTTCTTACAAATGATGGCACCGGTGGTAGAACAATTACTTGGCCAGCAGCAGTAATTTGGCCATCTGGATCAATTCCCACTAGAACTACATCAGCAAATAAAACTGATGTTTATACTTTTTTCACTGTAAACTCTGGATCAACCTGGTATGGTAATCTAGCACAATACAACTATTGATATTATGGATTCAAAATATAACAATTTTATTGGAATGTATCATGATGTATTTCCTGATGGATTTTGTAGTCATTTAATTGATGAATTTGAAAGATTACTAGTTTCTGGTGCTTGTGGCAATAGACAAACATATGAAAATGCACTAAAAACTGCGAAAGACGATTATCACTACTTTATGAATATTAAAACTAATCCTATGGATTTTTTTAATAATGAATCTGTAGTAGATGTATTTGTAAATGGACTACAAAAATGTTTTAATGATTATGTAAATGAATATGATATTCTAAGAGATTATGATTTGAGATGTACCCATCTTAAAATGCAAAAAACTGTTCCTGGTGGTGGGTATCATAGATGGCACGCAGAACAAAGTCCAGATGCTGATGCAGCAAGATGTTTAGTATATATCGCTTATTTGAATGATATAGAAGAAGCAGGAGAAACAGAGTTTTTATATCAAAGAATTAGAATACCCCCAAAAGAAAACACAATGGTAATTTGGCCAGCATCATTTACACATACTCATAGAGGTAACGTAGTTCATGGTGACAAATCTAAATACATAGTGACTGGATGGTTTTACATAGAATGAAGTATGACTGCCAATTCTAGAAGACTTTCTTCATCCCAACAAATTGCCGGAAGTGTAACTTTTAATTCTCCAGGAAATTGGACTTCTCCAAATAGACTGGTTCAAGTAACTGTTCAGGGACAAGGTGGAACAGGAAGTCCAGGAAATTCTGGAACAGCAGGCACTGGCGGCCCAGGAAATTCTGGAACTAGTGGTGGTGGCGGAGGTGGAGGTAGCTCACCAAACCACAATGGTGGTTCTCCAGGAAACCCAGGAACTGGCGGGGGTGGAGGCAGTTCAGGATATAGAGGAAATTCTGGAGGATCAGGGGCTGCAGGTAATCCTGGTGCTGCAAATCCTGGAACTGCTGGAAATACAGGAACTTCTGGACAAAGTTCTTCAGCTTTAGGAGTTAGTTTTCCTGGAGGTGCTGGTGGAAATGGGGGAACTGCTAATCCAGGAACAGCAGGTACTGGAGGCGGAGGCGGCAACGGCGGCAGCGGCGGCGGTGGCGCCAACTATGGCGGTCCAAACGGGGCTGGAGGAAACCCCGGAGGTAATCCAGGAACCAACCGACCAAAAAACACAGGTAGCTCTGTTGGAGGAAATGGAGGCGCAGGAAGTGCGGCTAGCGGTGGAAACGGCGGAGCCGGTGGAAATGTAAGACCAGGTCGCGCTGGGGTAGCTAATAATATGGGATCTGGCGGTGGTGGTGGCGGCGCTAATGTTGGAAATCCTGGAGCCCCTGGTTCATCAGGACCAGGAAATAGTGGATCTGCAGGATCTCCATCAACTTCTCCAGGAGTATCTGTAACTCCCGCAACTTCTTATCCAATCACTGTTGGATCTGGAGGATTCATAACCATTTCTTGGAACACACAATAATGGACACATTTACGAAATATGCTTTCTTAGATAGGAATAACATAGTAGTCAATTGTATAGTGTCTGTTGGTATTTTAACCGAAATTGGAAGTTCTTTAGAACCTTACGGTATTATTGAATATGGATCAGAAAATTCTTTAATTTTAAATGAAGCGTCTATTGGATATAGTTTAGATGAAAATTTAAATGCCTTTATTCCACCTCAACCAGATCCAACTTATCTTTTAGACCAAACATCGTGGAGTTGGAAACCAGATCCATCATTAGAATATGATTTGAAAAATGATGGTAAAATGTATCGGTATGATGATGAAAATACTTGTTGGATTCCAACTTGGAAAAGTGACAATATATAAATTAGCAGAAACAATAATTTTAGATTATGGCACAGAAAAAAATTTCCAAAACAAGAAAACAAATACATGCAGAATATGAAAACAATGAGCTTGCTGGTTTAAAACAAAATCAAACCAGAGCAAGATCTCTTTCTGTTGGAACATGTACTGGTGGACTAATTGAAGTCAACATGAGAGGAGACTTTTCCAATCTTTGGTATATTTTACATCCTGTTGAAGCAGTTGAAGTTATGGAGCAACTTGCTGCTGCATGTGGTCTACAAATTGCTATGCGTCCCAAACAAGATTTTAGTACCTGGAGATCTTGGGATACTACAATTCCAAGTGAATCTCATTGGTTGGGAACAGCTCCTTGGCAACTTGACGACGAACAAAGGGAAAAATTAACAGAGATTAGAGAAAAGAATATAAAAGCAATAGAAGAAAGTAAAGATAAACTGCTTAACGAATCAAAAGATGAATCTTGATGAACTTTATGTTTTAGTTGATACTCGTCAAAAAATAATCATTGATAAGATACAAAAACTTCCAGAAAACTGGAAAAATATTGCTGGTCTTTCTGGTTTAACTGACGAACAACTTAGTGACTTCAAGTGGGCAGGGTATGAACATTACGGATGGATAAAACTGAATTCACCTTCTTTGAATGACTATCATTCTAGTTCGGAAAATTTGGAGTTGAATAAAAATACTTTTAAGAAGTTAGTTTCTAATTTCAAAAAAGAAAAAATACTAGATGGAATTGAATATCAAGGAATAAAATTTACTGCTGATGAAAAAACTAGATATTCACTTTTTATTAAGAAATTGAGTAATCTAGATACAGTCAACTATAAATCTTTTAACAAGTACTATACTCTCACTAAAGAACAAATTATTGAAATCTGTGATATGATAGAAGAACGTATTCAAGATTGCTTTGACTGGGAAATGAAAATATATCAACAAATAGAATCCTGTAAGAAAATAACTGATTTTTTAAACATTAAATTATGAAAACTATTGTCCCACTGACAGGAACTCCAAGATCTGGTTCTACATTATTGATGCACATTTTGAATCAAAATCCAGATTTTACAGTTGGTGCTGATTCTTCTTTACCTGTAGTTTTAAACAATATTAGATCCTTTGTTCAAGATAACACAACAACCGAACAATTGCCTAATAAAACTTTTAATGATTGTGTTTTGAAGTTTTGTAGATCAGGTTCAGAATCTTGGGTAAATGAAATTTGCCCAACAAATATTTTTTTAGATAAGTCTAGATATTGGTTATATCAATATCAGTTTATGTTTAAAGTATTTCCAAACATAAAAATGATATTGAACATTCGTGACCTTAGAGAAATTGTAAATTCAGTGGAAAAAATTCATCACAATTCTTTGTGCATGAACTTTCAAAATTATTATAATGGATTTGAAAAAGATTTTCTTCATCAAAGAGTTGATAATATATTAGATTTGTGGTTTATAAAGGAATCTCTTGTAAGTCTTAAAGAGTTAATTGAAGTTGCTCCAAAATGTAGAGATAACATTCTTATTTTTAGATATGAAAATCTTCTACAAGAACCTCAAGAATCTATGAATAGAATTTATGATTTTTTAAAACTTCCTAAATTTAATCATGATTTTGAAAATATTCAAGATATGACTAATCATTTTGATAACATATACTTACCATACGGAAATCATAAAATTAGAAATAAATTAGAGAGATGTGATGAAGATCTTCCTTATCTTCCACAAAATTTTTGTGATTATATTATAGAAACTCATAAGTGGTATTATGAGCATTTTTATCCTGAAATTTTAGAAGGGATGGTAGAGAATGATATTTAAAACCATTTTCCTTCATAAAAAAATCATCACAAGAAAAGAACAAAAATTTTTATTAGATTGGATTTTTAAAAACGAAGACAAATTTCTTGCAAATTATGCTGGACCACATAGAAAATTTTTAACTCTTCATAAGACAGAAAATGTTCCTACATTGTTTTATGAAATAAAAAAAAGAATTCTTGAAAGGGAAAAGATAACTGAATGGAAATTAGATCCTTTTTTTGGTGATATCATTACCTTCAATACCACAGGGGGTTTTATTCATAATCATAAGGATGAGGCAGAACCAAACAAAGAACACATTCGATTTAATTTGTTTCTATCTAAACCAAAAAAAGGTGGAGATCCCATATTAATGGGTCAAAAGTTACACTTTGAAGAGCGAGAGTATATTAAGTATCATGTAAACAATCAGTGGCATAGTTCACTTCCTGTTGAGGGGAATAAACCCAGAATAGCGATATCCTATGGTATTTCTGTAATAGCACCACAAGACCCTTGACAGGCGCCCCCAGATGCCCTATAATATGTGGGTAATCAACGAAACCACCCCATGACTGCCAACACCGAAGAGTTTCTATCCCGCTGTGTCGTGGATACTCTGGCACGTAAGTTTTATTTGTATTCTAATGAAGGTGACGAGCGAATCGTAGAATGTGAGACTGTTGATCAGTTTATGAGTGTCCTGGATGTTGTCAGGAATCAAGTAAGCGAAGATTGTCTTGCCTACGCTAACCCTCTTTGAAAAATGGAAGTTTTCACTGTGGAAGAGTTTCAAGAAAGATTTGACGAACTAATTGAAAGAGTGGAAAACGGAGAGAGTTTAGGTATAGTAGACGAGAATGGTAGAGCAGCAGTTATGATACCTGCCGATGATGACTTTGTTCGAATACACACAGAGTGTAATAACGAAGCATCATAGTTCATTGTCTAGGTTCTGTCGCCTATTGGTTAAGGCCGACACCTTATAAGTGTCTGAACGGAGTTCAATTCTCCGCAGAACCACCTTGCTGGTTTACCCATCTGGTGATAGGAGCGTCCTCATAAGACGACACAGGCGTGTTCGATCCACGCAACCAGCACTTGACCATTACAACTTCAAGAGTTATAATGGTCTTATTGCTTCGGTGATGGAACTGGTATACATTCGACACTTAAAATGTCGCGCCCGTATGGGATTAGGAGTTCGAATCTCCTCCGAAGCATAACCTATGGAACAAAAGAGGAAACGTATAAGATAAACAAAAACGACCCTATTCCAGAAGGTTACAGAAAGGGACGGGTATGTAAGTAAAAATAAATATAAGATATGGGAAAACCCAATGTCTTATCGTATAGATCACGCATATTGCTGGTACAATGATGGCAGTATGATTGTGAAAATGTATTTCATCAATCACGTTCCTTTTACGTTTGATGAAATGCCTGATGGCCATTTGTATGATTTAGATCTTTGTAGAGCAGCAGATAAGAATCGCACATTTGAACCAGACGATTTATACAGAAGTTCCTTCTATCTGATAGATGAGGAGGTTCATCCTTGCTTCTTTCCAGTTGAGTTAGAGAACCCTGAAGATATGCCAGATAACATTGAATATGAATATAATGAAGAGGATTTACTGGGATAAATAAAAGATAGAAATATTTTGGCGAATATAATCCGATGCCTCTTAATAAATTAGAGAATTTTGTTAAAAACACAGAGGGAAGAATTCTCTACGTTAATCCAAATGACATTGACGCAACTGATAGTATTTCAAATCAGGGAAACTCCCTAACCCAACCTTTCAAAACAATTCAAAGAGCTCTTATTGAGTCGGCAAGATTCTCATACTTGAGAGGCAGCAATAACGATATTACAGAAAAAACAACCATTCTTCTGTTTCCTGGCGAGCACGTCATTGATAACAGACCTGGTTTTGCGATCAAAGATGTAGGTGGTGTTGCGACTGCGGTATCACCATCAGGAGCAGAGACGGCAGCACAAGATACTCTGACTCTGACACTATCCTCTAACTTTGATATCACACAAAACGACAACATTCTCTACAAGTTTAACAGTATTAATGGTGGTGTTGTTGTTCCAAGAGGTACATCTATCGTTGGTCTTGACTTAAGAAAGACCAAACTGCGTCCAAAGTATGTTCCAAACCCAACTGATACAAGCGTAGAAAAGTCAGCGATCTTTAGAATCACTGGTGCTTGTTACTTCTGGCAGTTCTCTCTGTTTGATGGTGATGAAACTGGTCTAGTTTATACGGATGATGCTGATTTCTCTGCGAATAATCAGTCAAAACCAACATTCTCTCACCATAAACTGACTTGCTTTGAGTATGCTGATGGTGTCAATGTCCCACAGGGATATACGATCACCGATCTTGATATGTATTATAGCAAACTATCAAACGCATTTAACAGTGCGTCTGGTAGAGATATTGATCAAAAGTACCCATCCGATACTCTTGGATTTGCCAAGCAGCGTCCAGAATGGGAAATCGTTGGTGCTTTTGCTACCGATCCAGTTAATATTTCTGCGATTATTTCTGGAGATGGGTCAACTCCAAGTGCTGTCATCACTGTCACAACAAGTTCTGCTCACGGATTGACCGCTGGAACTCCAATTAAGATTAATGGAATCAGCACACTAGATTATAACATCTCAACAAAAGTTCAGAATGTTATCAGTGCGACACAATTCACTTATCTCCTTCCTTTTGTAAGAGATAATCTCCCTGCTTCTCCTGGTGTTGCTTCTGGAACCGTAACCATTGAAACTGATACGGTTTCTGGTGCTTCTCCATACATTTTCAACGTATCTCTGAGATCCGTATGGGGTATGAATGGAATGCTTGCTGATGGTAGCAAGGCATCTGGTTTCCGTTCAATGGTCGTGGCACAGTTCACCGCTGTTTCTCTACAAAAAGACGACCGTTCATTTGTAAAATATAACAAGACCTCTAGACTTTATGAAGGTATAACTGTTAGTCTTGCCAAAGGTGCTGCTCTTTCTGCGGCAGCATCATCTCTTGATCCAGCAACAGTCTATCACCTAGATGCCGATGCGATTTACAGACACGGTTGGGAAACCAGTCACGTCAAAATGACAAATGATTCGTTCGTTCAGATCGTTTCTGTTTTTGCGATTGGATTTAACAAGCACTTTGATTCTGAATCTGGTGGTGACGGATCTATTACCAACTCCAACTCCAACTTTGGTCAGATCTCGCTATCAGCAGATGGATTCAAAAAAGAAGCATTTGCGAAAGACAATAATGCCTATGTGACTTCTATTATTACTCCAAGAGCAAATGTAGAAGAAGAAGTCAACATTGACTGGATCTCGCTTGATGTTGGACTAACAACCTCTGTCGGCATTTCAAGTCACCTGTATCTGTTTGGTTATAATGACCAAGACGATGCTCCACCAATCATCATTCAAGGTTATCGTATTGGTGCTAGACAGAACGATAAACTGTATGTAAACATTGGTTCTGGAACCAGTGAAGCATCAATCTGTATGCTTGACAATGTTCTTGGATCAGGAACAACCATTGCTCAGGGTACAAGCGTATCGGAAAAGAACTATCCTGTTCTTTCTGGACCTTCATCTAATATCTTTACTCTTGGAACTCATCAGATTCAAACTGGTGAAACAGTCAGAATCTTCAGTGATGATGGCGATCTGCCAGAAAACATTCTTGATAATACTCTTTACTATGCGATTCGCCAATCATCCACTGAAATTAAACTTGCTTCATCACAAACAAACGCAGAAAATGGATCAGCAGTTACTGTTTATGGTGGAGCAAAACTTTCCATTGTCAGCAGAGTATCTGATAAAAATGCTGGTGAGATTGGATCTCCAGTTCAATGGGATACTTTACGCTCAAATTGGTTCGTAAAAACACAATCAAGCAATCAAATCTATAGTGCGATTGCCTCTCAAGGTGTCGCAAATCTGACTTCAAGAACCAATGTATCTTTTGTCAAGAGAAAGGACGATCCAAGATCTCTGGACGAAAAACTCTATAAGGTTCGTGTCGTTATTCCAAAAGAATCCATTAACGGAAAAAATCCTAGCGATGGATTTATCATTCAAGAATCTAGCAGCACTGGTGCTAGAACCAATACTGACTTTACACTCACATCAATCAGTGATACGGATTATGCGTATAATAGAAATCCAAGATTCATTGGTACTTGTTCTGTTTCTACTAACACAGTAACAGTTCTCGCAGAACTTCCACACAACTTGAATGTTGGTGAGCAAATCATTGTTCGTAATGTAACCAGCACAACAAATACTGCTGGAACAAATGACATTGGATACAACGGAACCTTTGAAGTCACAGCAGTTGTTGACGACAAGAGATTTCAATATTCAACTACTGATGTTAATGGAGTCACTCATAGCGTCGGAACATTTACAAACAATGTATCCACAAGAAATACATCACTGCCAAGATTTGAGAGAAATGATCTTAAGTCTAACTACTTTGTTTATAGAAGTGATGTCATCAGTCCTTATATCTTCAACACTCAAGATGGAATCTACCATCTGTATGTTCTGAAGGCAGACAATGCGATTTCAACTGAATTTACTGGCCTTAAGTATAGTCAGAATGTTGTAGATTTGTATCCACAACTTGATAAGGACAATATAGATGATAATCCAAGATCAGCAAAGACATTTGCGAAGAGAAGTCCTCTTGGTGATGTCTCAACTAATGATCTAAAGAAGAGTATTACCAGAGAAGCAACAGACCAATTTGTCAAGGACTTTGGCGTTGGTCTTAAGATTTCTGGAGTTTCTACTTCATTCACAAGCACTACTGCTGGTATTGCCACAATTACATTTGAAAGAGAGCATGGATTCAGTGGTATCATCACATACAATGCTCTAACTGGTGGTTCTGGATATACAAACGGAACCTTCTATAATGTTAAATTGTTCAATGATGGAACCAGCAATTGGGATGGTGCCACAGCAAAAGTCACTATCGCTGGTGGAAGTATTAGATCTGCAGAGATCATTGATGGTGGTTCAGGATATACAAACAACGAACAACTTGACTTTGATACATCACTGATCGGGGCTGGTGCTGGTGCTGGTCTTACAGTCACAACTGCTGGTATTTCTACAAATATCGGTGATGTTCTCCAAATCACTGGTATTGGAACCACTTCAGACGGATACTACAGAATCTCGTCGGTTCCTTCAACCACAACAGTTGCGATTGCGATTACAAATGGTGATCCAAGAATCGCCACAAATCAATATGCGATTGATTTGGGACCATCAATTCGTGTCTCTACAAGTTCTTACGATTCAGTCAGTGGAGTCTCAACCTTCAATTGTTCTTCAGGTCACGCTCTTGTATCTGGAAATCGTTTTAGAGTTCTAGACAGTTCTAATAATAACATTGGAGACTTCCTGGTTAAAGAGAGAGTCGGTGTTAATACATTCTCGGCAACGACTAATCGTTCCCTATCTCCACTTTATATTCTAAGACACGGTTTGTCGGCAAATGAAGGAACATCTGATTCTTCAACAGAGAGCCTAGGTGCTCGTGGTATTTCTTTCTATGCTGGAGAGACCCTGACTCTGCTTTCAAATGTTACAAATGATACTACATTCCATGTTCAGACAACTAACTCTGGAATTGGAACAGTAACAAGATTCCCACTTGGATCTTATATTCAGATTGATAATGAGATTATGAGAATCACCAGTTCTACATTGACTGGATCAAGTCTTAATGAAATTACAGTCATTCGTGGTGTTCTGGGAACAAGAAAACAGAATCATTCTGGTGGATCATTGATTAAGAAGATCAAACCACTGGCAATTGAATTCCGTAGACCATCCATTATTCGTGCTTCTGGACACACATTTGAATATCTTGGATATGGTCCTGGTAACTATTCAACTGGTTTACCACAAGTTCAAGTCAAGACTCTGACCGAAAGAGAGGACTTTCTTGTCCAGGCACAAGAAAGATCTTGTGGAACCGTTGTTTATACTGGTATGAACAGCGATGGTGACTTCTTCATTGGTAATACTAAGTATTCATCATCTTCGGGAACTCAAAAAACATTTGATATTCCAACACCAACAATTACAGGACAAGATCCTTCAAGATTGTCTGCTGTATTTGATGAAGTTGTCATTAAAGAAAGACTGATTGTTGAAGGTGGAAACTCTGGAACAGTTCTGTCACAGTTTGATGGTCCTGTTACATTCAATAAGGAAATTAAAATTAACGATGACACCATCATTAACGGAACTCTGAAGGTTAATAACACCGTTGAGATCACCAATACAACACAATCAACCAGCAAAGATAGTGGTGCTCTGATTGTTGATGGTGGATTTGGACTTGAGAAGAATCTGAATGTTGGTGGAAATGTTTCTGTAGCAGGAACATTTGGTGTCTCTCAAGGTATGACGATCACTGGTGTCACCACATTTAATAATCTCGTTGACGCTAACGGTGGTGCCACGATTGACAATATTAGAATTGGTGTTGCTAATGACAATACAATTGACACTTCAACTGGACAACTGACTCTGGATAGCAATGGTGGACAACTGAACATCAATGACAACACGGTTATCACTGGCATTCTGAGCGTCACTGATGATATTACCGCATTCTTCAGTTCTGATGAAAGACTGAAAGACAACATCACTCCAATTGAAGATCCACTGGCAAAGGTTCTCTCCCTCAGTGGAAACAGTTTTGATTGGAATAATCAGTCCTCACATACTGGTAAAGACATTGGTGTCATCGCACAAGAAATTGAAAAAGTTCTTCCTGAGATTGTGACGACTAGAGAGAATGGTTTCAAGGCAGTTCAGTATGAAAAGATCACCCCACTTCTGATTGAAGCGATTAAAGAGTTATCACATAAAGTTGATGACCTTCAGCAAAAACTGAACGATAAATAACTAAAAAACCAAGATGTCTAATATTAGAAAGACTTTTAACTTTAGGGATGGAGTTCAAGTTGATGATGACGATCTAGTCGTTCGTGGTGGTCAGGTTGGAATTGGTAGCACAGTTCCAACCGAAAGATTAGATGTAAATGGAAATATTCGTTCGGTAGGACTTGTTACTTCTAGAAATCTTTTTGTAACTGGTGTATCAACAACCACAGAACTTAGAGTTGGTAATAATATCAGTGCTTCGGCAAGCAGTGGCATCATTACAGCCACTGCTTTTTATGGTAATGGTGCGACTCTTTCTAATCTTCCAACATCACAATGGGTTGATATTGATGTAGGTCTTGGTTTTACTTCAATTTATGCCGCTGGTAATGTTGGTGTGGGGACCACAGATCCCCGTAGCACCTTCCAGGTTGGTGCTAATCCAAACGCTAGTGGTAGAGGGGTAGGATTCAATTCAACAGGCGATATAAGGGCATCTGGAGTCGTCACAGCATACGCTTTTGCTGGTTTTGGAACAAATATAACCAACTTAAATGCTGACAATATTACAAACGGAACGATTCTTAATACGGTCCTTCCAACCATTGATAATGCCAAACTTCCAGCAAATATCAGTGTCTCTGGAATCATCACTGCGACTGGTGGATTCATTGGATCAGTTACTGGAAACGTAACTGGAAACGTAACTGGAACTGCTCAAAGTGCTTCTTCACTGACAGGCACACCAAATATTAATGTTGGTGTTATTACGGCTACGAGAATTGTAACAGATACGATTGAAGTTATTCAGTCTCCAATTGGTGTTACTACAATTGCTAATACTCTAAATGTTGGAACTGGCGGAACTGGATTCACAGCAACTGGTGCTGGTTTAATTGGAGTGGGAACAGCAAATCCCACATCAGAAATTCAAGTTCGTAAGGATGGAACCACAACAGTTGAAGTCTTAAGCAATACTGGTGAAGCAAGAATTAGTATTGGACAATCAGTAGGACTTGGTAATAGTTCTGTTGTTTTGAGATTTGGTAATTCACAAAGCTCTTTTGATATTCTAAACAAATCCACGGGTTCGTTCAATCAGTATCTTCACGCTGGTGGATCTGGTATTGGAACTGGAAACTTTAACTGGATTTATGGTCAGACAAATAATGAATTAATGACTCTGACTTATGATGGTAAGTTAGGAATCGCAAAGACAAATCCAGACAACACCTTACACGTTGTTGGAACCTCTACAGTCACTGGAAATGCTTTCTTTGGTGGAAACGTTGAGATTCCTAATACTCTTACAGTTGGTTCTGGTGCTAACAAAGCAGTTCTAGGTGGTTCTGGTGGTGTTCTTGCGAATGTCAACCTAAACAATACATCAGGTATCAGCACACTTGCCAATTTGTATGTAAGTGGTGAAATTGGAATTGGAACACCAGATCCAACCACTGATTTAGATGCGAGAGGTAAAACTGCTCTCCTTGGTAAGATTGGTGTTAATACTACATCACCAAGTTTTACCCCAGAATTATTTGTTAATGGTGGCGCTGGATTTGTTCAGAAGGTTGGTATCGGAACTACAGTACCATTAGCGTCAATTACTGATCCAGCAAATGGAAGTCTAGATTCTGGTGCTCTTCAAGTTTTTGGACAAACAAATATCTACGATAGTAATTTAATCATTCGTGGAATTGGTGGAATCGGGATTAATTCTGCTTTTCCTATTGGACCAATTGACTTACGTTTTGCGAATCTTACAGCATCATTAAGAGGTGTATTCTACCCACCAGTCTTAACAACAACACAAAGAAACGCAATCACTCCAACAGCTGTTGCTGCTGGTGCCATTATCTTTAACTCCAGCACTGGCAAACATCAAGGTTATGATGGATCTGCTTGGAATGATTTCTGGTAACTCTTGACATAAGTACCCAAATACTGCTAGAATACCTTTGTTCCGGTAGAAGATAAGTATTATATGTTTATAGTAGATGATGCTTGGTGTTTTATTCACATACCAAAAACGTCTGGAACAAATTTAAAGAATATTTTTCCATCAAATAGAGTCAACTATTTTGATGGGATGGAATATAGAAATTTATTTTGGGAAGGATATGATTATCTCTTTTTCAAAGATTATATTCCTTCCATATATGGTTTTTATGAACAAAAACACATTCCTCTTTCTTTTTGGTTAAAACATAAGGTCATTGATTTAAATCATCATAAAATATTTTCAATTGTAAGAAATCCATACACAAGAATTTTATCTTGGTATAATGAAATAAAGAGAACCATAACAGACTTTAATTTTACATTTGAGCAATTTCTTCTTGACGATTACTGTAATAACTTATTGAAAAAACTTCCCTATAATTGTTTTTCCACCACTACTAATCAATTAGATTTTTTTATTGATCTAAATGGAGACATTAGAATCAATAAATTTTATAAAATGGAATCAGAATTACAAAATTTAGAGAAAGATTTTAATATTTCAGATATAAACACACACAAATACAATTCTTTTTCATACAATAAAAATTACAAAGAAATATACACAAAAGACCTTATTGAGTGGGTTCAAATAAATTTTCGTAGAGATTTTGAATATTTTGAGTATGATTTAAATCCTTTTTGGATATAAAAGACAGTTCTAGAACCGTCCTCGGGTCCGCACCAGGGGCGGTTTTCTGCTATAATAGTTTCATACGCGATGAGACCTGTGATTCAACTCCGCCCTCACCAGCAACGTGGTCTTGATGCTATGGAACAGTATCAACTCGGTCAACTGATCATGCCGACTGGTGCTGGCAAGACCCCCACGATGATCTTTGATGCTATTCGCCAGTTTCTAAAAGATACTCCCCAGACGATTGTAGTCTGCTGCCCGCGCATCATCCTGGTAGAGCAGTTGTCCAGTGAGTTTCTTGAGTTTATCACAAACGCACAAGTTCTCCATTGTCACAGTGGTGAGACTCATCACTTCAGCAGCACTCGTCCCAATGTGATTCGTACTTGGGTAGAAGCAACTCAAGGTCACAAACTAATCTTCACTACTTATAATTCTCTTCAGCGTCTTCAGCAAGCAGATATTCACGTTGATACCATCTACTTTGATGAGGCACACAACTCTGTTCAGCGTCACTTTTTTCCTGCTACGGAGCACTTCGCTTCTACTGCTGACCGCTGCTATTTCTTCACTGCTACTCCTAAACATTCTGCTACTATTTCCAAACCTGGGATGAATGACGGCACTGTTTATGGGCAGGTGATTTGCAATGTTCCTGCCCCTGAACTTGTAGAGGGTGGTTTCATTGTGCCCCCTAAAGTTGTGGTGCAGCAGTTTGAGATGCTGGGTAAGGGTCAAATCATTGCTGATGTTGATTGTGAGAATCTGATTCAGACCATCGATGCTCAAGAGGTAGGTAAGGTTCTTATCTGCTCCAAGGCAACCAAGCAAATTCAGAGTCTGGTTTCTCAAACTGATTTCTGTAAGCAACTGGAGGATCGTGGGTTCTCTTGGATGTATATCACTTCCAAGACTGGTGCTGTGATTGATGGTCAGAAAGTCAACCGTGAGGTATTCTTTGACACTCTGAGTGCTTGGGGTAAGGATGATGACAAGAAGTTCGTTGTTCTTCACCACAGCATTCTGAGCGAGGGCATCAACGTGTCTGGTCTGGAGGCAGTGCTGTTCATGCGCTCCATGGACTACATCGGCATCTCCCAGACCATCGGGCGGGTCATTCGCCTTCACAAGGACGACGCAGCGGGTCTCCAGAGCGGTAGGATCGCCCCTGGGCGCCTTGTAGACTACACCAAGTCGTTTGGGTTGGTCTGCATCCCTGTCTACTCTGCAGTGGGCGTGAGCACCGCTAGGAAGGTGCAGGCGGTGGTGGACACCGTGTTCCAGCAGGGTTTGCCTGCTATCAGCGTGGTCAAACGCTGATTTTTCTGCTATAATACTCACACACAAGGAGGAATCCCCCAATGCGCTGCAAAGTTCAACTCTATGTCGCTGGTAAAGTCTTTGATGAGATCGTTGAAGCACGCGATTATGATGATGCCAAGCGGACTGCTCTGGCACGCAACCCAAGTGCTAAAGTTGTTGGTGTGACCGCTGTATTCGGATGAGCGAAAACTTTCAGAAACCTTTTGTAGATCGTCCAGGAATCTTAAATCCAAAACCATCAGATCCACAAGGTTATATCACTAAAGATGGAATGTGGGCTGCTGTTCCATTTGGTAAAAAATTTATGATTATTCATAACGGACAGCAGGTTCATCTAGCAAACAATTACAAATCCGCCAAAACCTACATTCAAAAGTCCGCAAAAGGCGCATCGGTTTCCAGTTTGGATCAGTTTCTCTAACTGATTAAATAATAAAACTATGAGACCTAGATGATGTCTTATTACGCTTGGTTTATCGTATTTGCAGTAGCGGCATACTTTATCGCAACAGATGATAGTATCGCTGCTGCCTTTTATTATGTGCTTAAGTTAGCAAAGTCTAACTATGAGAAACAAAAGTGGTGGTTGTTAAACAATCCACGTAATCCTGTGGTAAAATATTTAATGTGGCGTCGTTATATGAAACTCGCAAAAGAGTTAATGGACGAATATAAAAATAAATAACACTACATCTGGTAATACATATGCTCTCTACGCAGTACAGATTGAGACTGGAAGCAATCTGTGAGAAGATTGTACTTCATAAAGAAGTAAGTTTAGAAGATATGATCTGGGCAGAGAAACTTGCAAAGGCAAATCGCTCTGCTGCTACAATGCTTCGTCAAGCAAGAAGGACATCAGAAAATCCCGATATGCAAAAAGGAGATATGGATGATTTTTTGAACCAACTTGATATTGGTGGATTGGGTCACGAACGTTTTGGTAAGCGTGGATTTGATAGTGTTGATGATATGGTTGACTGGTGGACGGAAGATAGAGATAAACCAGACGACTGGCGTCAGCGTGATTGACAAGATCTGAAAAAACCTTTATAATACACCCATATACACCCATTATTATGGACTACAAACCCTATAGTATGGAATGGAGTCGGCGGCGGTATCTTGCCGAAGCAATCCAACAATACTTTGATACTGATGCGTCTCTGGATGTTGTCTTGGACGATATTGTGAGTGTGCTTGAGGAGAATGTAGAGCACCACAAGAGTCGTGCCGAACGCTTTCAAGAAGTTCTGGATGGTCTGAAATCTCTTCCTTATTGATATGAAACCCAACTTCCGTAAGGTATTGGAAATGGCACTGGAAGAAGGTGTCCGTTATGGATACAATCGTGCCCATAAACACGTAGAGAACCCACACGAAGATGCTGTGGTTGATTGTGTGGTAGATGGTGCGATGAATTCCCTGTATGAATGGTTTGACTTTGAGGAGAACAATGAATCTGATTAAATTTAAACACCGCTATGATTTTGGACACGAAGTTTATGTCCAAGTTGTTAATATTAAACGATGGAGTTTGTTTCAGTTTTCTGTAAGTTGGAATGACTTCCCTTCTTCACCTTACCTTCAGATTACAATGGGAAGTAATGGTCTTTTGGGTATTTTGTTCTGGGCATATAAGTTTGGGTTTGATATTGATTTGCTTTCCCGCACTTGGAGATGGGACCATTTAGAGGAAGTGGATGAAAAAGAGACTGATTATCTTGGAATGGATGAGTGTTGATGAAGAAAAAACTGAACTGGTTTGAGTATTACTTCGGACATTGTTTCCAGACTGGTTGGAGAGAGATCTGGAACAACTTTAAGATGTGGAGAGATCTCATCAGTGGAAACTATGCTGATTATGCTCTGCTGAAAAACGACGATCCATATGAAGAATGTTATCAGTGGTTCTGGTGTAGCATCAATATGGATGAAACTTACCCCAAAGAGTTTCTAGAATACTTGATGGATATGTGTGATAGGATTGATCGTGGTGAAGAAAAGGTCTATCCACTTGATGAAGACTTTATGAATAGACTTAAAGACCTTACTGGCGATGAGGACACTTTGGAAACTGGTACACCAGAAGATACTGAAGAGTCTTGATGCCTTATAATACTCTTATACGAAACGCCCCTATGACTCTCAAAGAGAAGAAGGCACTACTCAAACGACTTGAGCAGGCAGGCACCACTTGTATGGATTGTGGGCAAACCTATGGAGTATATTCTGTAGGTTGTTCATCTGTCTGGAATGGTAAGTGTGGTGTATGTGGTGAGGAAAAACGGGTGACTGAATCCCGTGACTTTGCTTACTTTATTACTGGTATTCGCAAACTGAAACTTGAGATTCAAAATGAGAAAAGTAACCGTAAGACCCAAAAGCAGCAAGGCGAAGAATAGATTAGCAAATATCATGGACAACAACCCTATCTGTATTGTGGAGCAGGATACTGGCGGTGAGTTGTTTCTTGCTTCCGAAAACCGCAAATACTTTTTTTGGGTTAGTACAAGAACTGGAACTAATCGTTTCGGTGACAAATCTGATGCACACTGGGAGGTGCTCTAATGAATTACCTTTGTATTGTTGATGGACTCATAGAGTACGCTAGCACTTCTGAAAGTAGTTTTGCTCACTATCAGTTAGTGTATGCCGAAGAACATAAAGATGCTGATGTTCAGTATCTTACTCTGACTGATGAAGAGTATGATGAAATGTTCCCTTATGAAGAGGAAGAAGAATGAGATTTCGTGATATTGAGTTCCGTTGGTGTAAATTCAACAACAAGTATGAACTCGTCAGGTGGCATAAAGACAATGGTTCTGAAAAAGAATATTGTTATGTGATTGCTTTCTTTGATAAAGACAAAGAATGCTATAATATGAGAACCATAGGTGATAGGTTTTTTGAGGATAAGGAT